CCAGTTATCAAACTTCCTTCAGCATAAGGGAACAGGTAACTTAAATGGCACAATCTCAAGCACAGAAACAACTACAGCAATATGACACTGATATTGCTGTATTGAAAGTTGAATTTAAAAACCTCGACACTAAGTTTGATACCGCCCTCGAAGATGTTAAAGCAGACATTAAAGTTAATTCTGAGTTAATCAAAGAGGGTAATGCATCTACACATAAGATGCTGATTGATTTTAACAAATCTAATCAATCATCACACGATGAAATGGCTGTTAAAATTACAGCCCTAGAACGTTGGAGATGGATGCTTATGGGTGCAGGTTTAGTAGTAGGTTCTGTAGGATATTCATTAATAGAATTTTGGATGTCTCATTAAAGTAATCTAAAAGTTAAGAAGGGGTGCTAGTCACCCTTTCTTTTTGGATAAGCCTTACGCCTCGACAATCGTTCTCTGAGCATACTTAATGAAATACATATATCTACGTAGATACAGTAAAGAAGTGTCTTAAAACGTCTCTGAGGCGCTCAGATTAACGATTTTTAAGAGATACTAACTTTTCTACGACATTATCAATGTTAATAGTAGAAAATAGCCCGGGGTGCAAGGGTTTAGGGTATCTGTCACTACCTACCCAAGCGTAACCGCAATGTTCATCATTAAGTATGGGTACAAATTCATTATCGATCTCACAAAAGAAAGTGTGATATGCAAATGTGTTGTTGACAAATTTTTGAACAGGGACTAATTTAAAATCATCGTCCCAATATTGAATTTCTTCTGTACATTCTCTTTTTAATCCGTCTAGTAATGTTTCGTTCTTTTCAATCTTGCCACCTGGGATAGACCATGTAGGATTCTTATTCTCGTTTCTTAAAAGATAGAGTGATCTTCCAGTAGATTTGCTGTAAAAGAAAATTCCAGCAGATTGATTAATAATGATCATACAGTTATTTAGTGAGTGATTAAGACCCTTTTAAATAACTATACTATAATCACCTTCGTTGTAATATCCTTCATATGATTTCATCCATTGAGCAGGCAATCCGGGTTGTACAGAGTCTGCAGGAGTCTCAGCCCAACGATATTGAATCTCTGTTGTTAGATTAGTAACGTATTCAAGGCCTGTTAAATTAGCACTTGCATCAAACGCAATAAACCATGTCATAATATCTGCATTGAATTGCAAGATATCATTAGCTCCGGCTTCAACTACGGCATACACAGTTCCAGATCCTACTGGTTGTACATTGTTCATTGTAAACTGAGTGCCGATGTTATTATCTGGAGCTCCATAGTTTCTGAAGTCTGTAGTGCCGACACTTGCAATTTGATATTTTACATTTGGAACCATTGTCGTAGCAAGTTGGGATTCGGGCAATACTGATTTACCTGTTTGACTTCCTATAATAGTCCCCCATGATGCAGTATCGGATGCTATATCACCTACTAACAAATATCTAACATTCGGAATAGGTCCGGGTAGTCCTGCATTAGGGCCTGTAATCTGAGGATTAATAACTGATGTAACTGGGTCTAGTGTATTCTGTGGCAATGTATCTGCATCAACATTAAAAATTAAATAACGATCATCTAGCGGGTCAACTACAATTGTCCCTACAATTTCTGTATCCATATATGGATTATCTAATGTGATCTGTGATATGCCTGCAGTATATGCACCATACATATTTAAAATTGATGTCCAGTATAGATCAGTGTCTGGATTAACCGGTGTCTCTAATGTTAAATTAGATGGTTGCTCACCTATATTTTGAGGTAACAATTGAAGTGAGTTACCAATAAACAATACTTGATATCCATATGGAGATATTTTTTGTCTCGTGCCCATTAATAAATCATCGTCTTCTAAATCTTCAAGTGATTTCCCATCAAAGATAGAAGCGATAACTTTATTAATAACGCCATACTTTTTAAGTTTAGAGGATGTTGTTAACCACATGGGCAAGTAGAACTTCCATGACATAACATCAATTGGATTACCTGTTCCTTGTGGTATAGTACGAGATGAGAATGTCAATCCATCCTGATATACAACCGTTAGTGATGTCCAGTCTACGAAGTTATCTGTACTCTGAATTTCTAATGAAGGGTTAAATAATGTGCCTAACTGCTCTATCAATTCTAGTTTTTGTTGATAGTTAGTTGTCCAAAAGTCAACTTGCAATCTAAGTGTGTATGGTACTGGCATTAATTTTTCAACAGTAAATGCTTGCCCTTGCTCTTGTCCGTATTCAGCAGTTGCCGAATCATAATTTCTTTGTCGCACATCTTGTCTTTCTACAAAGTAAGGTTCTTGTGTTCGTCTTTGATCATATTCTAATCCATTGATGAAGTAAGTAATTAACGGGGCAGAAGGAAGATTAGATGCTGAGTTGTTAGCAATGATAGTAGATGCTTGTCTACTTGAATCTCCGTATTGAATTGGGACTCTTACAAGTATATTATTTCCGTTAGGATCCTTTCCTTGAGTGACATACCACCCACTAAAGATTTTAGAAAACTGTAGAAGAAATCTTCGTATTTGATTGTCGTAAAAATATTGTGCCATTATGTTCCATCACTTGGTGGGTTATTATCTGGTGCTAAGTTCAATAGCGAACTTAACGGTTGAGCAGACGTAACGTTTGCCCCATCGTTATTTACATAAATATTCGCCTCGTTATTAATAAATCCAGATTGTTGCGAAGTATCTAGTGCTGTATACCCGGTATCAGTTCTTACATCTTCACTCACTCTTAGCCAAAGCGTACCTGACCAACGATATAAAACATTAGGTGAGTAATCAATTCTTAAGAAGTAGTCTCCAACTTGAGGCCCTGAAGGGAATGTTATGCCTGCTCCAGCTGGCAGACCGTTTGGCGGAGTGCCATCGCCACTTAAGTAACCTGTTGTATAACCAAAGTCTCTTGGAGTTGCACGAGCAATATATTGAAAACGAGGATCACAGTCAGCACGATAGTCCATTGTATTCGGACCATATGGCTCTGTACCTGTAAAGCCAGGCTCTACTGGATCTTGGTCTGCTGTTGCGTAAGTGTTATCAGCAGTACCGTATGGACCTGTTACAGGACCTGTAATATTTACAGTAAGAAGTTTTGTTCCTTCTAATTGACCTGAGCCAGTTGAACCCATTTCAGGTGATTCAACTGCAATTGATAAGTTTGCTTGTACAAACTTTTCTATCATTGCTACTAAGTCAATACCATGTTCTTTGTGTTTTGCCTGCATGACTTCTATAACTTCTTTTGGTATTCTAATACCAGATGACTCGTTTCTATACTTCTGACTTTTCATTGTAATAATTTGACCAGTCGAAGATAGTGCAGAGTTCCCAGGCATCCATGAACGAATATCTACTGGAGGTGCCGGCTGATTTTCTTTCTTTGAAAGGACATCGTTTTGCTCATAGATGCCATATCCAGGGACAACATATAAGTCTGATGTATCATAACCTGCTTTCGGTAGAAGACGTGCCGCTTCTTTTAAGTTAGCATCATTGATTCTAATATTTTCATTGTAACGGCCTAAGACATCTTTCAAAGTTCTGCCTGTGTCTAGTGCCCAATATAGATCGGGTGTAGTTGCATCTGGTTTAGTACCAGCCGGTACTTCTTGTAATGATATATAGTTTTTAGCACCAAATGTCATTACATATCCTGCAGGGTAAGTTTTAGCCTTGTCCCAATCTCCTAAGTAATTATCTTTATCAATTGGATCACGTAAAATGTCCTGAAATTCTTGGCTGTCAACAAGTTTCTCACATTTGATGCGCCAAAGATGAGGATACCAATCGATTGCAAAACCTTCACTAGCATAGTTAGCATCTGTAACTTGATAGAATCTTTTTAGTGCCTTGGGAAAGTCTGTTGTGTTGTCGTTCAGTGGATCATAATCAAGTAAGTGAGGTAGTTCGATGACATCACCGACCATCATCTTTCTTCCTACAATGTCTATCATATCATTATAATGAACGGTAACAAAAATAGTGTCATTGCTTAAGAATAATCCAAACTGACTGAGATCAAAGTCTAAGTTTTGTACGCTATAATGTCCGCGTAATCGATATATATCCTTTTCATACTTTCTATCTCTGTTCTCTAAGAACAGCAAGTCTTGTATGTTAGTTGGATCCATCGCACTATATTCTGGTTGCGTAAAGTCTGCTGACGGACCTTGATCTAACGGCCCTGCATATTTGTGAATGTACAAGTCTGTACCACCCACAACCATCTGTTCAGCAATATTTCTATCCAAAAAGCGGTAGTCGTTTTGTTTCTGTTCTCTGTATAAACTTAATCTTGGCATATATATATTTATCGTAACTTATCCTTACGAGGAGAAAATGACAGAATTGGGTAAATGAGAGGTTGATATTAAAAATATTTTCGTGTATACTCTGTCAACTAAGTAAGAACTATAATTTAAGAGGTATAGGAAGTGGCTAAGAGAAGCAGAAAACGTGTAGTGACAGACCCGAATGAGTTACGCTTGACAGAACTTGACATGCAGTACTACGGGCCAGAACCTAAATTTGCGGAAGGTGAGGTAACTGAAGACAACCGAAAGTCTAAGCAAGGTAATGCTCTTAACTGGTACAGCAAAATTATAGACGGTAAAATGGCTAAGAAGTTTATTGTGGAATGGCTACACAAAAATGATAGAGTAGACGATGCTATTATGGTTTCGAAGTGTCCTGATGCTAGATTGACACAAACAGTCGGATCATTATGTCGCATGTCATCACATCGAGGATGGGTCTTAACTGAACGTGAGATTGAATTTGTTAATACTAGAGCAGTACAACCTGCACAAGCATGGACAGATGAACAGGGCGTTCCATCTGAGGAAGAGGAAGAGGAAAAACCAAAAAGAAAATCCATACAAGACATTATGATGGATAAACTACATGAAGTAGGTGGAGAGATCGATGGAATGATTGATCAAATATTAGATAATAGCCTAGACTTTGATGCAAAATTTAAAGAAAGTATTTTAAAATTGCTACACGAGTATAACCCATTAGCACAGCATATTCCAATTTTAGTACAGTCATATGAAAAAGAAAAAAATGAATTACTTGAAGTGTTGCTAGGAAAAGATGAACAGTTAGTTGAAGCCTATAGCAATTTAAGTAAATCAAAACTTAAAAATATGATTAAAATGTACGAACAAATTATTAGTGTATTAAATTCATATGCGACTCTGAAGATTCAATCAAGGGCAAAACGCAAAACTAAGCCGGTTTCTATTGACAAGATTGTATCCAAATTAAAGTATCTACGCAAATTTGAGTGCAGTACAACACAACTTAAATTAGAAAGTATTAGTCCTACATCTTTGCAACATGCAAAAGAAGCATGGTGTTACGATACTGTTAAACGTAAACTGCATCACTATATCGCAGATGAGTTAGGTGGGGAAATGTTTATTAAAGGTAATACATTATATGGATTTGATAAGGCCAAAAGCGAAATTAAAACATTGCGTAAACCTAAAGAACAAATAAAAGAAATAATGGGGAGCAAGCCAATCGCTCGTAAATTTTTTGACTCTATAAAAGCAGTCGGAGTACAACCGAAAGGTCGTTTCAACGATCAAATTGTTATTTTAAAGGCATTTTAATACATGGCAAA